GGGGTGGTGGTGGGGTCGGCCATGGTGGGCGCTCCTGGGTCGGGGTGTTGGGGTGGTGGGGTCAACTGAATTGGAGGAAGGCGGCGCGGCCTTCGTCGCCGGGCGCCATGCTGCGCAGCGTCTGGTTGTCGAGCGCGTGCATCACGGCCCAGGCGAGATCGGCGTGGCCGGTCTGTTCGTTGCGGTCGGCCTCGAAGGTGACCGCGTTGCCGCTGGCGGTCTGCACCCGGCGGATGCTCATGAGCGCGCGGACCAGATCGTTCCAGCCCGCGTCCCAATGCAGCCGCTTGCTGCGCACCAGCTCTTTCGCGCGGATCACGAGACGGGCCTTCACCTCTGGGCTGTAGTTGATGCGCTTCGCCGCCGGGTAGAAGCCGCGCACGATGTCGTACACGCCGATGCCGATGCCGGTGGTGTCGATGCCCATGAACACCACGTTGTAGCGTTCGGTGATGCGCTTGATCGCCGCGGCCTGGGCGACGAAGTCCATGCCGTTCCACTCGTGTTTCTCAAGGCAGCGAAACGGCGCGCCCTTGGCCTGCGGCGCGGCGATCACCACCAAGGCCGCGTTGTCGCGGGTGCGGCTGGGGTCGTACCCAACCAACACCGGCTTGAAAGCCAGCGGGCGCTGGGCCGAGCGGTTGAAGTCGCGCCAGTCCACCAGGCTGTCCACCCCGCAGGCCAACAGCTCCTCGAACCCGAAGATGGACGATGAATCGTCCATGAACTCGCACATCAGCAGTTGGGAAAACTCTTCCTCGGTGTATTCCGTGCGCAGTTGGTTGATGTCGAACAGGTCGCAGCCCGAGGCCTGCGCGTCCATCACCGTGACGATCTGGCGCCACTGCCCGTCGCTGCACAGCTTTCCGCCGGCCAGCGCGGCGTGGCTCACGTCGATCTGCTCCTTTCGGCCCTTGCCCGCCCAGAAGGCGTAGGCCTCGTGGGTGATCGAGCTGGGCGTGCTGAAGTAGGTCTGTCGCCACTTCTTGTGCATCGCCATGCCGCTGGCCACCTTGCGCAGCTCCTTGAACTTCTGGACCCAGAAGATTTCGTCGAAGTAGACGTGGCCGTGGTAGCCCTGGGCGGTGCGCGAGCTGGTCGAAAGGAAGTAGAGCGTCGCGCCGGGGCCGCCGCTCTGGCTGTTGGCCAACACGATGGGGTTGCCCTTCAGCTCCACGCCCTGGCGGGCCGCGAAGTCGATGATGTACCCCCGGAAGATTTCCGACTGCGCCCGGCTCGCTGATAGAAAAATCTGGTTGTCACCGGTCAGCAGCGCATCCACCAGGGCCTCGTGGGCGAAGTAGTAGGTGGCGCCGATCTGGCGGCTCTTCAGGATGTCGCGAACCCGGTTCGCCTTCGCGCCGTGCCAGACCCGTTGGTAACCGAACTGCTCTTCCATGAACGCCGCCACCAGCGCCGTGATCTGATCATCGGTCACCGCGTTCTGGGTGGCCCGCTTGTCGATGTGGTTGCCCGCCTGCCGTTCGTTCAGGTGGCTGGCCTTACCCGTCACGCCGAAGCGCTCGATCTTCGCCAGCCGCTCGACCTGGCGCATGAGCTGGTCAATCTCCTTGTAATCGCCGTTGCTCTTGTTGTCCTTCGCGAGCAACTGCACCAGCCGGGCGTCGAGCGCCTCGTTGATCCGCTGCGACACAGGGCACTCGTCCCAGCGCTCCCGCGCCTTCCAACTGTAGGCCGTGCCCTCGGGCACCTGCAGCTCGCGGCAGATTTCGGCGACGGTGTAGCCCTGCCAGTACATGCGGCGCGCCACATAGCGCTGATTGCCCGCGGGCGGGGCGAGCAGGGGCACGTCTGCTGTGGTGTGGGTGGTGTTCTGGGGGGGCGACATCGTCGCCCGATGCTAGGGGCGCCCTCTGTGAACGCACGCGCGCGAGAGTTGGCAAACAGCCCATTGCCAACCCCGCCGCCTTGCCCTTGCGCGAAGCGGGAAAGATCATGGCCGCACTGTTGACCACCCCACACCGGAGTCCCCCGAACATGTCCCAAGCCGTCAAAAAATTTGCCTCGAAGTGGTTCCGCGTCGCATCCGAGGGCGCCACCGTGGACGGTCGCAAGATCAGCCGCGAAGCCCTGCAGCAGATGGCCGCCAGCTTCAACCCCGCGAAGTACGGCGCCCGCGTCTGGCTGGAGCACTACCGTGGCCTGATCCCCGGCACCCCGTTCGACGCGCTGGGCGACGTGCGCGCCATCAAGACCGAAGAGGCCGACGGCAAGCTGCACCTGATGGCCCAGATCGAGCCCACCGAGCGGCTCATGTCCATCAACAAGGACCGCCAGAAAATCTACACCAGCGTGGAGATTGACCCGAACTTCGCCGACACCGGCAGCGCCTACCTCGTGGGCCTGGCCGTGACGGACAGCCCGGCCAGCCTGGGCACCGAGGCCCTGAACTTCAGCGTCAAGGCCCGCCGCGCTGGCGACTTCGAGAAGCACCTCTTCAGCACCGCCGAAGAAACCGCCATCGAGTTCGCCGAGGTGACCGACCCCGCGGCCCCGGTTGACCAGACCGGCCCGCTGGTCGCGGCCTTCACCAAGGTGCTTCAGGCCTTCGGCGTCAAGTCCGCCGAAGAAAAGCCCGCGCCGGTGGTTGTCACCCCGCCCGCTGGCTCGCTCGATCACGCCGCCGTGGCCGTCGCCCTCGCGGGCCTGCAAACCGCCTTCACCGACAGCGCCAAGGCCACCCAGGCCGCTGTGGAAAAGATGGCCGCCGACCTCAAGGCCGAAGCCGACAAGGTCACCGCCCTGAGCGCGCAGCTCGCGAAGCTCGACGGCACCCCCGACCCCGATCAGCAGCACCGCACCCGCAACCTGGGCGCACCCGGCTCCGTGAAGACCGACTGCTGATCCCCGGCGCCCCGCAACCCGAAACGTCACACACACAAACCTTCCCCCCGGAGCCCTCACCATGCAAAACAGCACCCGTGTCCTCTTCGCCGCCTACCTGGCGCAACTCGCCGGCCTCAACGGCGTGGCCAGCGCATCCACCAAATTCAGCGTGGAGCCCAGCGTCCAGCAGCGGCTGGAAACCCGCATGCAGGAAAGCGCCGGGTTCCTGGGCCTGATCAACGTCATGGGCGTGCGCGAGCAGATCGGCGAGAAGATCGGCATGGGCGTCACCGGCCCCATCGCCAGCCGCACCGACACCAGCGGCGCGGGCGAGCGCGCGACGCGCGACGTGAAGGACCTCACGTCCGACGACTACATCGCGAAACAGACCAACTACGACACCCACATCCGCTACGCCACGCTGGACGCCTGGGCGAAGTTCCCCGACTTCCAGGCCCGGTTGCGCGACGCCATCATTCGCCAGCAGGCGCTTGACCGCATCACCGTGGGCTTCAACGGCGCCAGCGCCGCCGCCACCACCAACCTGGGCGCCAACCCGCTGTTGCAAGACGTGAACATCGGCTGGCTGCAACACATCAAGACCAAGGCCCCGGCCCGCCACATCGAAGAGGTGGTTGCCGCTTCGGGCAAGGTCGAAGTCGGTGCGACCGGCGATTACAAGAACCTCGACGAGCTGGTGTACGAGGCCGTTCACAGCCTGCTGGACCCGTGGTATCGCCAGAACCCGGACCTGCGCGTGTTGATCGGTTCGGGCATCCAGACCGGCTACATCCAGCCGCAGATCGCCGACAACCCGCTGCCCACCGAGCGCGAGGCCCTGAGCCGCCTGATCGCGCAAAGCCGCATCGGCGGTGTGCCGGCCATCGCCGTGCCGCAGATGCCCGAGGGATCGATCCTGATCACGATCCCCAAGAACCTGAGCATCTACTTCCAGGAGGGCTCGCGCCGCCGCGCCGTGGTCGATGCCCCGAAGCGCGACCGAATCGAGAACTACGAATCGTCCAACGACGCCTACGTGGTTGAAGACTTCGGTGCCGCCTGCCTGATCGAGAACGTCGAGTTCGTCTGACCGGAATAACCCCCAGCGACGCAGACCCCGCCCGGCCACGAGCGCCGGGCGGGCGCAGGCAACAGAGACAAGGAACAGACCCATGGGACACCTCGCCGACCACTTCAAGCGCGTGATGGCCGCGCGCCAGGCTGCGGCCAGCGCCGACCCGCAAGCCACCGAGGCCGAGCAGGCCGGGCGCACGGTCTACGAGCGCATGCTGCTCCTGCTCGACACCCACCAGCAACAGCTCCGCAACACCCAGAGCATGGAAGCCCGCGCCGAGATGAAGGCGAAACTGCTGCCCGAATACGGCGCCTACCTTGACGGCCTGGTTGAAGCGGGCGCCAGCGCGCAAGACAACGTCCTGGTGACGCTGATGCTCTGGCACTTCGACTGCACCGACATCGCCCGCGCCCTGACGCTCGCCCGCGTCGCCCTGGGCAACAACATGGCGATGCCCGATCAACACCGCCGCAACCTCGCCACCGTCGTGGTCGAAGAGACTGCGGATCTGCTGCTGGCCGGGAAAGGCGCCGAAACGCCCGAGGAAGCGCTGGCCTACATCGACAAAGCCGAAGAACTCACCGAGGGCCGCGACATGCCCGACCCGGTGCGCGCCAAGCTGCTCAAGGCCAAGGGCCGAGCCCTGCGCGCCCTTGAGTTCGAGACAGGCCAACAGGCCGAAGCCATCGCCCGCGTCGCCCTGGCCCTGACCGTGATGAAACGCGCCGTGGACCTCGACAAGAACGTCGGCGTGAAAAAAGACATTGAACAGTTGGAGCGCCAGATCAAGAACGCCAAGGCCGACGCCGCCGCCGACTGATCGCCCGCTCCCTCCCGAGTCCCCCCGGACGCCGGGGCGGCCCTGAAGTCCGACGCGAAGCCCACCGGCCCAGCCAACGGCAGCAGAATCACCGCCCCAACTATTCCGCGCACCCCGCGCGAACCCGAGCCGCCACCATGCCCATGATCGCCACCGGCGGCCCGGCCGCCCCACCCGCCCGAGACACGATCCCGAACAGCCCGTGGTGGCCGGTCGTCAGCTTCGACTGCTACCGGGCCGCCAGCCGAATCGACCGCACCGCCGCCGATGAACAGGTGTTCGCCGCGCTGCGCGAAGCCGTGATGGCCGTCAACGCGCAGCTCTCGGGATGGCTCGGCAACACCATGGCGCTCACCCCCGGAACCACCTGTCTGGCCGACGTTCCCGCGCCCGACAGCCAGCCGGTCGATTACTACCCGCAGCGATACCTGCGCGCCGTTCACAGCGCGGCCGACGCCCTGTTGGCCGAGAGCTTCCGCGACTTCGACAGCTCGGGCGACGGCGACCGCCGGGCCGACGCGATGGACGGGCGGATCGACGCCTACCGCCGCGAAAGCCAGTACGCGATCGCCGACATCACCGGCAACCGCCGCCGCCGCGTCGAGCTGCTGTAAGGCCCAGCCATGCCCACCACGATCACCACCAAACAGGGCGACATGGTCGATGAGCTGGCCCTGCGCGCCTACGGCCGCCGCGACGGCACCACCACCGCCATCGTGTTGCAGGCCAACCCGGCGCTGTGCGCCCAGCCCGTGCGCCTGCCCGCTGGGCTGGTGATCACCCTGCCCGAGGCGCCGACCACCATGACCGACCGCCGCGTCAAGCTCTGGGACTGATCCCGAAAACCATCCCCCATGAGCAAACTCCAACTGCTCCGCGAGGCCGTTCTGGCCGCCGCCACTGACAAGCCCATCGAGGCCGACCAGCTCTTCACCTTCCTGCGCGACGGCCGCATCGCCGACACCGGCGCCGGGCTGCGCTACGAGGCGACCGCCATCGTCATCGTCACCGACTGGCGGTACAGCGGCCACCCCATCGCCCGGGCGCTGCTGGTCTGGCTGCGCACCCGCGAAAACGCCGCGCTCGACGCGCTCGAGTTTGAGGTTGATGTCATGAGCAACAGCCTGGTGGACCTGCAATTCACCCTGCCATTCACCGAAGCCGTGGTGTTCGACGGCCCCGCGTTCGAGGCCTGCGCCGCCGCTGTGCCCGACCCCGAGCTGATGCCGCTGCGCTGAGCCCGCGAGCGCGCGCCCCATGGCCACCGACACCGCCATCCTAGAAGCCCTCTACAACGCCCTGCAGGCTGGCGGCCGGCGCCAGCTCATGCGCGGCATCGTCCAGGCCGTGCGCCGCGAGCAGACCCAGCGCATCGCCCGCCAGTTGGACCCCGCGGGCGACCGCTTCGCCCCGCGCGCCCAGGCCCAAAAGCGAAAAGACCAAGCCCGAGGCCCGATGTTCCGGCGCCTGCGGCTGATCAAACACACAGTGACCCAGGTCACCGAGAGCGATGGCCTGGTGGGCTTCAAAAGCCGGGCCGAGCGCATCGCCCGCGTGCACCAGGAGGGCGGCATGGACGCGCCCCGAAAGGGCTGGCGGCCGGTGCGCTACCCGGTGCGCCAGTTGCTGGGCGTGAGCGACGACACCGAGCGGATCGTGTGGGAGGCGCTGGAGCGGCACCTGCTGAAATGATCCTCTAAAATGTAAGCTCACTTACACCCGGAGGAATCATGAAAAAGGTTTTCAAGTTTATCGGCTACGCATTTTTGGCTGTGATCGCCCTGAGCATCTTTGCTGCCATCTTTGCCCCAGACAAGACCGCCACCGGCGGGGGCGGTGGTTCAGAACCCAGCGCACCAGCAGCGCCGCCAGAGCCTTTGATGCAGACCACCGCCCGCGATCTGGCAAGGGCCTACGAGGAAAACACCGTCTCAGCCGACGCGAAATTCAAGGGCAAGCGGTTCCGGGTGTCGGGGGTCATCACCGCCATCAACACCGACTTCATGGGCGATCCGGTAATTGTTCTGCGCGGTGGTGTAAACCCGTTCATGGAGCCTCAATTCAGCTTCGACAAAAGCGCCATCGACGCCATCGGGAAGCTCAAGAAGGGCAGCACCATCACCATGGAGTGCAAGGGCAAGGGCGACGTGGCCAAGACGCCCATGTCGGACGATTGCGAGATTGTTTTGTAAGCAAAAAAGCCCGGGCGAACCGGGCTTTTTTGTGGGGGCAAAGGGGGCTGCAAGTTG